ACGCAGATGCCGTGCCGCAGCCGCCGGAGCGGTGCTTAAGCCGTCAGGCGGGAATTGTGCGGTGCTGCCTTAGCTTTTTTTAATGAACTGGGTGCCGCATTTGGGGCAGGTGATGGAAATTTTGCCGCGGCCCTTGGGCACGCGTACCTGCTGGCGGCAGTGCGGGCAGGAAAAATAGCGGTAGGTTTTGCGCAGGGCAAACCGCTGCTGCAGCTGGCCGAACTTGGCGCGCACACCAGCGGTTTTCTGCATAAAGGCAATGTTTTCTGCATAGCGCTTGTGTACGTTGCGGCTGAGCATGCGGAAGTACGCATAAAGCAGCAACAGAAGCCCGATATAATAAAAGATGCCCACAAACAGCCCAATTACCAGGCAGACCAGCGCCGTTACGCACAAAAAGTTGCCAAAAGTATCACTGCCGTACCGCCCGGACATAAAACGCTGGAACCATGCCTTCATCTTAAACACGCCATCCTTTTGAATACAGGTGCACCCCAAAAGCCAAAAAGCAGGCCGTTGCGTTGTTAGCAGATACACCGTTTTGTAATATGTCAATTATTATCGCATGTATTTATGGTTAAATCGTGAACGACTTCGGAACAGAATTTGAACAAAAGGGAGTAATAGGGGGGACATTCTGTACATAGCCATGCACGCCCTGTGCAATAAGAAGCAATCAATTACTTTTATGGGTCATTTGAAGTACGCACTCCACATGACTTCCATTGTCCAAACACAAATCGGTGCCATTTTCAATGATAGGAAGTCGGAATTTGATGGACTTGAGCCACTGGCCGTTGGGCTGACGCTCCGGGTAGATCTGGACTTCGGAAATCAGATGCTCCATCAGCTTTTTGCGTTCAAGGGGGTTCATCATATCGAAGAGCTTTTCAAAGCAGATGAGAACCTTATAAATGTTATCGCCTGTGACTTTATCCGCTTCGATAGCCTGCTTCTTTGCACGGGCATCCAGCAGGTTGTTTTCTGCATCCTCAATTTTATCGTACATCCTGTAAAGCCGTTCGTCAAGGTCGGATTTGCGCATGATGTAGTGCCGGTCATCCGGGTCGAGGTTATCGATTTCATCCATGAGTTTGGATTTGACGGAGTAATACTGGCGCAGCATTTTTTCGGCGGCGGCAATTTCCTGTTCAATGGCGGTGGTGTCTACTTTGCTGTTGATTTTCTCCTGCATCATGGCGGCAAACTTTGGATTGCTGACCAGTTTGATGATGACTTCCACCACGGCGTTATCCAGAACTTCTTCCTGAATTTGCTTGTTGAAATCGCATTTTTGCCCACGTTGCATCTTGCGATGCTTGCAACTGTAATAAGAGAAAGATTTATAGGGTGTGCCATCTTTCTTTCGTTTGGTGCATTTGTTGCTGTACATTCCAGCACCGCAAACGGGGCACTTGACAAGGGCGGATAACAAGTGCGCCTGTTCCGTCTTGCTGCGGTTGACTGGCTCGTATCGTTTGGATTGCGCCAACAGCTTGACCTGTGCAGCGCTCCACAATTCTTCCGATACGATGCCCTCGTGCAGGCCGTCCACCAGCAAATAATTCTCCTGTGGAACCTGATGATATTCGTTCCGGGTGCCGTGGATCTTTTCGAGTTTGCGGCGACCAAAGGCGATTTTCCCGCAGTAGACGGGGTTCTTCAGGATGGCATGAATCAATGTTGCGCTGAAAAGGGGAGAGGTGCCATTTTGACGAGCAAGTTTCTGAAAGCCGTGGGTCTCCAGATATTTGGAAAGACCATTTGCACCTGTGTCGGTGTTTACATATTGCTCAAAAATCGTGCGAATGGCAGGGGCTTCATCCTCATTGATTTGCAGCACACCGTCAACCAAACGATAGCCATAAGGCGCAAAACCGCCGTTCCAGCGACCTTCCCGTGCCTTCTGAATGCGGCCTTCCATGGTTTGGACACGGATGTTCTCACGTTCGATTTCAGCGACAGCGGACAGAATGGAGATCATCAGTTTGCCAGCGTCTTTAGAAGAATCAATGCCGTCCTCCACGCAAATCAGGTTCACACCAAAATCCTGCATTACCTGCAAGGTAGACAGTACATCGGCAGCATTGCGGCCAAACCGGGAGAGCTTGAACACCAGCACATAGGCAACACCATCCTTGCCGGATTTGATGTCCTCCATCATCCGGCAGAAAGAAGCACGGCCTTCAATAGATTTTCCCGATTTGCCGGCATCCTCATATTCGCCGACGATCTGGTAGTCATTGAAGTCTGCATAGGCTTTCATGCGAGCTTTCTGTGCATCCAGCGAATAGCCATCGATCTGCATGGCCGTGGAAACACGGGTGTAAGTGTAAACCTTTGTCTTTTCCTGTGACATAAGAAAACCTCACAAAACGGTTATTTCTTGTCTGCTTTCTGCTCCAGAAACTTAATGGAATCCAGATAATCCTGCTCCACATCGCTGAGGGTTTTAGCCTTATATTTCCGATATTCGGTAGTAGCCTTGTCCGCTGCCTGCTTGTGGGTCACACTGCCATTGCCAACAAGCAGCTGCTCGCCGCTCATAGTCAGAATACGGTCAAGGTGGTTTGCCCAATCCTGCATTGTCATGGGCTGTTCACGTTCTGCCTGACGTTCTGCGAAATCCAGATAACCGGAAACCAACTGCCCCATAGTACGAAGCTCTTTTTCATTCAGATAGTTTTTGGCAATAGTAGCTTCTCGTAAAGTGGGCTGGTTCCCTGCAAAAGTGGTCAGACCCATAAATTCCTTTTCGGCATCTGCACGATTGTAAATGACCTCAGCGGCAGTCTGACCGTGGATGGCATAATGAATTTTATTCTGGACTTTTTTGAAGAACTGGACGGAGATTTCTGCTTTTGGGTCGTAGTCAATGCTGGTTGCATAGATTTCCAGAACCTGTCGATAAAACACTTTTTCGGAAGCACGGATGTCACGGATGCGTTCTAACAGCTCTTTGAAATATCCACCGCCGCCCAGATTTTTCAGGCGTTCGTCATCCAGCGCAAATCCCTTGCGCATATATTCCTTCAGGATGCCAGTTGCCCAGATACGGAACTGTGTGCCTCGTTTGGATTTGACACGATAACCAACAGAAATAATGACGTCAAGATTGTAGAATTCGACCTGATAGGTCTTTCCGTCTGCGGCAGTTGTTGCAAATTTTGCAACAACTGAATCTCGTTCAAGCTCACCCTCTGCAAAAATGTTTTTGATGTGACGGGAAATTGTGGATTTGTCACGTTGGAACAACTCAGCCATCTGGTCAATGGAAAGCCAGACGGTGTCACCGTCAAAGGTAGTATCAATTTTGGTCAGGCCATCTTCTGTGGTGTAAATGAGGATGGAATTTTTAGGAGAGGCATCTGGACGATTCATTTTAAGCACCTCGTTCCGTGTATGTAATACAGTGGAAGGGGAGACCTTACCACTGTGTTGGGACAAATATTACAAGAATATTATATCATGCTGCAAGAGCGGTATCAACAGCATCTTGTTGATTTTTGTTGTTGGTTGAGGATACTGCGTTGTCTATTTCCAAGACCGATGCGTACTTCTCAATCAAATCGGCTAGAAAGCTTGCAAATGCGCTCCATTCATCGAGTGTGGTTGCAGAGTATTCCGAAGGGGCAGGGCTGGTTTCTGTACGGCGGCAATTATTCAATAGGCAACTCCATTTCCTTGTAGCAAAACTTTGACAGTCCAGGCGGATTTTTAGAAATATTTTTTGATTCATCCGATTAAACTTTTTAAGCGTTCCAGCTTTTCCTGTGCATTCTCTTTCCGGAAGCTGACCCCAATGCAGGAGATTGGAACGCACATTTCAAGCAGGCGGTCATAGATGCGGGCGTGAGCGGTATCCTGTGGGTATCGTATCTCGTCCAGCGTCAGGTTGGTGGTGACGATCAGCGGCTTCCGGCTGCGGTATCTGCTGTCTACGATGTTGTAGATCTGTTCCAGTGCGTACTCGGTGCCTCTTTCCATGCCGAAATCGTCAATGACGAGCAGGGGATAGCGGCAGAGCTTGTCCACAATATCATTGCGTCCGGAAAAGCTGCTGTTCAGCTCGTTCAGGATTCGTGCAAAGTTCGTCATACGCGCAGGCACTTCCTGCTCCATCAGAGCGTTCGCAATGCACCCGGCAAGGAAACTCTTGCCGGTGCCTACACCACCCCAGAGAAGAAGCCCAAGGTTCTCTGAACGCATGGTTTGCCACTGCTCTACATAGCGATGTGCATGGTGCATCTGCGGGCTGCGGACATTGTCGTTTTCAAATGTCCAGTCCAGCATTGCCGGGTCTGAAAATCCCTCATTTTTCAGCCGCCGCACAAGGTCACTGTGCTTTTTCTGGCTGATAAGGGCCTCCTGTTTTTCTCTTTCCGTGCGATGACAGCTGCATTCGACGGGGTGCTTGTTCTTGCCCATCAGGGCAATGCCCTTTGTGAAGAATGCTTCCTTTGGGGTGTGACGACTTCCGCAGTAAAGCAGGCCGTCCTTGCCATAATAATCTTCGGGATTTTCGGGAATACTGGAAACGGACTGTTCAAAAATTTTTTCAATCGTCTTTATAGGCTTTCTCCTTCCGTGAATGTGTAGTCCGGGATGCCCGGTGCTTGCTTCTGTTCTGACTTTTGCCGTTTCGCCCAAATACGCAGGGTAGCGGCATGATCAGCGTATTTTTTGCCGGTAGACTGGATATAAGCCGAAAGCTGTTCGATTAGATCATCCAGCCCGGAGAAATCAGCTTTGAGTCGCCTGTACTCCTTTGCTGTTAAAAAGACATTTTGATATTCTCCAAAGGTCAAATGAGCGTCTGTTGTTCTTGTCAGGTGGCTATTTTTCAGGAGGTTCTTATTACGTTGGTTAGTGGAACACTTTTGTTCCGTGGAAGATATCATTTCTGTTCCATCGGATGGAACAGAATCGTTCCATGCAGGGAAACATTTTTGCGCTGTCGGAACTTTTACAAAGATGCTGTTGGGCACAGTAATGCGACCTCTTCTGCGCTCAATCAAATCGGCATCTTCCAGCGAGCGCAACGCACGTTTAATGCTCATAGTGCTGCATCGCAGAGCTTTGCTTAATGCAGAAAGAGGAAAAATCACATAGACGAAGCCGCGCTCATCCATCCAGTTGTTCTTTTGAGAAAGAGTTGCCCGGTCAAGCAGCAGGGTGTAGAGCAACTTCGCTGTGTGGCTCAAGTCGATATCCAGCAGAAAGCGGGGATAGGGCAGATATTGCGGCAAAGGTGTAGTGACAGTCAGGTAGTCGGAAATAAAATTCACCTCCAGTGTTTTTTCATCAAACAAATTTTTGGAAAGCATTTTACTGGCTGTTGGTAGTCTCCAGAAGATGCTGCCGATACTGCTCTTTCAGATGCACAATATAGCTTTCTGCCTTTTGCAAAGTAGCAATAACTTTTGCTTCAATCTCTACATTTGTCAGAAAGTCGGGATACAGAGCAAGCAATGCAGACGCATATACATCTGCTTCTTTTGCGTTGCAAAATACTTGTTGGGGACACCCAAACCCTTGAACTGCATCCGATGGATGCAGACTTAGCGTCTCCAAATGAGAAAGTATATGGTTCCAACACATTGTCAGCCATTGGTAAACAACTTTTTCCAGTCAAAAAAGAAAATAGCAATGATTAAAGATGAACATTGCAGAACAATGTGATACAATAGAAAATGAAAATCCAAACAACAGGAGGAACCCCCTCGTGGCAAATAATGTGAACGTCAAAAAACTGGAAGCTGACCTGTGGGAGTCGGCAGATCTGCTGCGTGCAGGTTCTAAACTCACCTCGAACCAATACTGTATGCCGGTGCTGGGACTGATTTTTCTGCGGTATGCGTACAGCCGCTTTAAACTGGTGGAGCAGAAGATTCTGAAAGACCGTCCCATGCGCGGTGGCCGGGTGCTGCCGGTGGAACAGAGCGACTTTGCCGAGAAGAGTGCACTGTTTCTGCCCAAGGAGGCGCAGTACAATTACTTAGTCAATTTGCCCGCCAACATCCCGGAGCAGGGGCTGACCGGCATCGAGGGCAATCCTCTGAACAGTCTGGGCGAAGTGGTGAACAACGCCATGGAACTGGTGGAGCAGCAGAGCGAGCAGCTGCAGGGCGTTCTGCCGAAGGACTACACCATCTTCTCGGATGAACTGCTGGGGGAACTGCTGCGCATCTTCAACAATGATGCGTTGGACGATGTGGGCGGCGATGTGATCGGCCGTATCTACGAGTACTTTTTGAATAAGTTTGCCAAGAATGTGGCACAGGATGACGGCGTGTTCTTTACGCCGAAATCGCTGGTGAAAATGATCGTCAATGTGCTGGAGCCTGCCCACGGCGTTCTGTTGGACCCGGCTTGCGGCAGCGGCGGTATGTTTGTGCAGACCGGCGACTTTGTAAATCATGCGGGCATGATCGCCAACAACACCATGACCTTCTACGGACAGGAAAAGGTGGAGTACAACGCAAAGCTCTGCCTGATGAATATGGCTGTGCATGGTCTGACCGGCGTGATCAAGTCCGGCGATGAAGCCAATACCTTCTATCACGATGCCCACAACCTGAACGGCTGCTGCGACTATGTGATGGCAAATCCGCCGTTTAACGTGGATAAGGTCAAGTCGGAGTCGGCGCAGAGTGCCGGACGGCTGCCGTTTGGCCTGCCCGGCGTGAACAAGGCCAAGGAGATCGGCAACGCAAACTATTTGTGGGTGTCCTATTTCTACTCCTACCTGAACGAGCATGGCCGTGCGGGTTTTGTGATGGCGTCCTCTGCTACCGACAGTCAGGGCAAAGACAAGGACATCCGTGAAAAACTCATCCAGACCGGCCATGTGGACGTGATGATGAGCGTGGGCAACAACTTCTTCTACACCAAAAGTTTGCCCTGTTCGCTGTGGTTTCTGGATAAGGGCAAACCGGAACATCTGCTGGACACCGTATTGTTCATCGACGCCCGCAACTATTATACCGTGGTGGACCGCACTCAGAACGAGTGGAGCGACTGGCAGCTGAAGAACCTCAACGCCATTGTCTGGCTCTATCGCGGCGAGGTGGACAAGTACAAGGGGCTTTTGGCGGAGTATCACGCAGAGCTGGCAGACGACCGCCCCTTTGCAGAGATTCAGGCCGCACTGGAACAAAACGTGCAGGCCAAGCGGGAAGAAGCCAAAGCCGCTGTGGAGGCAGCGCCCCGCAAGGAGCGCAAGACCACGCAGGAAAAGTTCGACAAGGAGCTGGAAGCCCTCAACGAGAAGCTGACCGTTGCCAAGGAGGCCGTCTGGCTCACCGAAAAGTTTGGCGAGGGCGTTTATCAGGATATCCCCGGTTTGTGCAAGGTGGCAAGCCGAGACACCATCCTCAACGAGAAAGGCGCATCCCTGACGCCCGGTGCCTATGTGGGCGTTGCACCTGTGGAAGATGACGGTGTGGATTTTGCCCAGCGGATGAAGGAAATCCACAAGGAACTGCTGGAATTGCAGGCAGAGTCCAACCGCCTGATGGAAACCATCTCGAAGAATCTGGAGGAGATGGGGGTATGAAGTGGGAAACATATAAACTAAAACAACTTTGCTCTGAAATAGTTGACTGCGTAAATAAAACTGCACCTACAAGTGATGTTCCTACTCCGTATAAAATGCTTCGTACCAGTGATATCAGAGATGGAAAAATAAATCTTGAAAATCTGAACTGCGTGACAAAGGAAGTTTATGAAAAATGGACACGCCGTGGGAAGCTCCAAAAAGGAGATGTAATTTTCACAAGAGAAGCACCACTAGGAGAAGTGGGACTAGTTCGTGAAGAAAAAAATTATTTTCTCGGACAGCGTTTGGTTTTGTTCCGTGCAAATAATAAGATGTGCGATGGAAGATTTTTGATGTATTCGCTTTTGTGGCGTGATAACAAGCAGGCAATTATATCAAAAGGCGTTGGTTCTACAGTTGCACATTTACGAGTTCCAGAATGTGAAAATATCGAGATTAAAGTGCCGGATTTGGATGTTCAGCACCGTATTGCTGATATTCTTTCTGCCTATGATGACCTGATTGAAAACAACCAGAAACAAATCAAATTGCTGGAAGAAGCAGCCCAGCGGCTTTATAAAGAGTGGTTTGTGGATTTGCGCTTTCCGGGGCATGAAAACACGAAAATTGTGGATGGCTTGCCGGAGGGGTGGCAATATGAGAAATTGGGAGATTTGGTCAAAACGACATCAGGAGGAACACCGTCAAGAAGAAAAAGCGAGTATTACGTAAACGGAAATATCAGATGGATTAAAACTAAAGAGCTAAATGATAGATTTATCTTTGAAACAGAAGAGCACATTACAGAAGATGCAGTGAAAAATTCATCGGCGAAGGTACTTCCAGAAGGTGCATTGATAGTTGCAATGTATGGAGCAACCATTGGAAAAATTGGAATTACTGCAGCTGAGATGGCTTGCAATCAGGCCTGCTGTGCATTTATATCCTTTGACGATATGATAAGTAAAGAGTATCTGTATTGTTGGCTAATGGATAATCGGGAGTATCTTGTTTCTCAAGGAAAAGGTGCAGCACAGTCTAATTTGAGCCAAGAAATGATAAGAAATTTTTCTCTACTATGTCCTGACAAGAAAGTCATAAAAAAATTTACAGAAATTGTTACGACAATGCTTGAAAATAAGAGGGTGCTGGAGAATAAAATATTGATGCTATCAAAAGCTAGAGATGATTTGCTGCCTAAATTGATGAGCGAGGAAGTGGAGGTATAATGTATGCCAGAGTGGATGATGTGGGTATTTGATGGAATCGGTTCGACAATTTTTTCTTTAATCGTAGGAACCTTGATTGGCGGAGCGATTGGATATAAGATAGGCATACATAAAAACGTTAAACAGAAACAGATTGGTGGAAACAGTGCCAAGCAGCGACAGGAGTTTACACTGGAAAACGAAGATGTTTCTAAAGATGGTGGAAAAATAAAAAACAATTTCCAGCAGAGCCAAAAAGCTGGCGATAATGCAGAACAGGTACAGATTGGAGGGATAAAACGTGGACGTTAACAAACAGAGCCAACAGGCCGGTGAGGGAAGTCAGCTAGTTCAGGCTGGTACAATTGTTATCAATCAGGGTGTTTCAGAAGAAAGAGTTAGAACGGTTTTTAATGAAATGGTTCCAAGAGCATTGGAAGAGTATACAAAAGAAGCATACGCAAAAGCCAATGAGAGAATTACAAACTGGGAAAATTCTGTATTGCCCCGTGTTAATGAAGTTAAGGGGATGCTTGAAGCTTTTGCAGATCCGGCATTTCAGCAGATCCTTAGAAAAGCTCAACAGTCGGCGGCGGTGACTGATGAAAAAGCTGACTATGATTTGTTAACAGAACTATTAGTTTGCCATGTCGAGAAAGGGAACAGTAGAAAGAATTATGTGGGAATAAATAAGGCAGTTGAAATTGTTGGACAAATTGACAATGATGCTCTATGTGGATTGACAGTAGCACATGTGTTAGAAAGATTTGCACCGATTACAGGTGATGTTACGCACGGATTAAAAGTGTTGGAAGAATTGTACCGAAAACTTGTATATCAAGATTTGCCCAAAGGGGAGGATTGGTTGGATCACCTCGATACATTGGGTGCAATAAGAATGTCTTCAGTGGGAAGTTTCAATAAGTTCGTTGACTATTATCCCAAGGTGTTAAACGGATATGCATGTATAGGAATAAAAAAGGAATCCGAAGAATATCACAAAGCGTCAGAGCTATTGCAAGAAATATCATTGAATGCAGAAACCTGTTTGAAACCTAATGAATTTTTGGACGGTTTTGTTAGAATTGATATAAGAAGTTTTGACCAAATTGAAACCATGTGGGTTATACATCAAGGAATAGGAGAGCCGATAACTTCAAAAGAAAAACAAGTATTTGAAGCAGTTTGGAAACTATATGAAACAGATGCTAATAAACAGAAACAAGTCAATGAAGCATTTGTGAAGAAGTGGGATTCGTACCCAGTTCTAAAAGAAATACATGGATGGTGGGATGAAATTCCAACGGGTTTCTCAATAACGAAAGTTGGCGAAATTTTGGCACATACAAATGCTAAAAGATGTGATTCTACAATCCCCGATATGATATAAGGTGAGGTGATCCTATGAGCCGCGAATACTCCGAAAATGTCCTTGTTCAGAACAGCGCAGGCAACTTGCTGCAAAATGTTCTGGGCTGGGAGGTCGTGCTGGCTTACAACTCCGAAAAGCTGGGGCCGGACGGGACGTTGGGCCGCACCAGCTATGGGGAAGTGTTGCTGACCCGGTATTTTCGGCAGGCGCTTTTGCGGCTGAACCCGTGGCTCACCCCGAACCAGCTGGACGAGGTGCAGAAGAAATTCACGGCACACGTTTCCACCGCATCCCTGATGCAGATCAACGAGGAAAAGTATTTTTTGCTGCGGGATGGCATCCCGGTGACGGTCAAGCGGCCGGATGGACGCACCGAAACGCGGAGTGCGGCGGTGATCGACTTCAAAAACCCGGAAAACAATCATTTCCTTGCCTTAAAAGAGATGAAGATCCACTCGCAGCTGTACCGCCGCAGAACGGACATTGTGGGCTTTGTCAATGGCATTCCGCTGTTGTTTATCGAGCTGAAAAAGCCCACCGTGGATGTGCAGAACGCCTACATAGACAATTATCGGGATTACCTCGATACCATTCCGCAGTTGTTCTATTACAATGCCTTTCTTATGCTGTCCAATGGATTGGAAGCCAAGGTGGGTACGCTTGGCAGCAAGTACGAGTTTTTCCACGAGTGGAAGCGTCTGAAGGAAAGCGATGCAGGCAGCGTGGAACTGGAAACTATGTTGCGGGGCATCTGCGAGAAAAAGACCTTCCTCGATCTGCTGGAAAACTTCATCCTTTACGACCATTCCGGCGGGCACACCACCAAGATTCTGGCCCGCAACCACCAGTATCTCGGCGTCAACGAGGCCGTCAGTGCTTACGAGAACCGCAAGCTGAAAGACGGCAGGCTGGGGGTGTTCTGGCACACGCAGGGGTCAGGCAAAAGCTACTCCATGGTCTTTCTGGCGCAGAAGATCCGGCGCAAGTTTGCAGGCTCGCCCACCATTGTGGTACTGACCGACCGTGACGAGCTGAACCGGCAGATCAGCGACACCTTTGAAAACTGCGGTCTGCTGGGCAAAACCAAGGCTTCGCAGTTCATTGCATCCAGCGGTACAGACCTTGTAAAAAAGCTGCGGGGCAACCCCAGCTTTGTATTTACCCTGATCCAGAAGTTCAACCTGCCCAAGGAGCCGCCCATCTACCCGGATCACGACATTCTGATTTTGTCGGACGAAGCCCACCGTAGCCAGTACGGCATTTTTGCAGACAACATGATGCACCTGCTGCCCACGGCGTCCCGCATCGGCTTTACCGGTACGCCGCTGCTGGCGGATGACCATATTACCGAGCGCACCTTTGGCGGGTATCTGTCGGTGTATGATTTCAAGCGGGCAGTGGAGGACGGCGCAACGGTGCCGCTGTACTATGAGAACCGTGCGGATAAGATCGCCCAGTTGGACAAGCCGGAGATCACCGGGCGGATTTTGGATGCCATTGAAGCTGCCGACCTTGATCCCTCGCAGGAGGAAAAGCTGGAACGCGAGTTTGCAAAGGAGATCCATATTCTCACCGCAGATGAACGGCTGCGTTCCATTGCAAAGGACTTTGTGGAGCATTATTCTGACCTTTGGACCAGCGGCAAGGCGATGTTTGTCTGCCTGAATAAGGTCACCTGTGTGCGGATGTACAACTATGTGCAGGAATGCTGGCAGGCAAAGATCAGGGAGCTGGAAGCCCGGCAGGGCACAGCGACCCAGCAGGAAGCACAGGAGTTTGCCCGCAAACTGGCATGGATGAAAGAAACCGAAATGGCAGTGGTGATCAGTCAGGAGCAGAACGAGGTGCAGACCTTCAAAAAGTGGGGGCTGGATATTCTGCCGCACCGTGCCAAAATGGAAAAGCGGGAGCTGGATAAAGAATTCAAGGACAGCAAGAATCCGTTCCGGGTGGTGTTCGTCTGTGCCATGTGGCTGACGGGCTTTGATGTAAAGTGTCTGTCCTGTCTGTATCTGGACAAGCCGTTGAAAGCCCATACCCTGATGCAGACTATTGCTCGTGCAAACCGTGTTTCGGAGGGTAAGGGCAACGGCCTGATCGTGGACTATATTGGTATCGTAAAGGCGCTGCGCAAGGCTCTGGCGGACTATACGGTCAGCAAGAACAGCCCGGCGGGCATTGACCCAACGGTGGACAAAACGGAGCTGATTCAGCGTATCCGTACGGTCATCGGAAAAACGGACGGTTTTCTGGCAGAACATGGGTTCCAGCTGCAGGAACTGGTGGATGCACAGGACTTTGAAAAGATGAACCTTGTACAGGATGCAGTCAACGCGATGTGCGAGACGTTGGAAACCAAGAAAACCTTCCAGACCTATGCGTCTGAACTGGCGCGGCTGTTCCGCTACGCAGACCGTGACGATGTGGACGATGCCGTGCGCGCCCGGAAAAACGCAATTCTCGCCATCTACGAGGGCTTGCAGCAGAAGCGGAAACACGCGGACAATACCGACCTGATGGTGCAGATCAACGGCATCGTCAACGAGTACATCCATGTGGAAAAGCCGGATCAGGAGGCTGTACCTTCCCGGCAGTTTGACATCAGCAAAATTGACTTTGACCTGTTGAGCCGGGAGTTCGCCCACACCCGGCGGAAGAACCTTTTGCTGCGCGATCTGGATGAACTGGTAAACCAGCAGCTGGCGAAAATGCTGTTTGCAAACCCGCAGCGCATTGATTATTATGACCGCTATCAGGAGATCATAGATGCCTATAATGCAGAGCAGAACCGGGCAACCATTGAGAAAACCTTCATGGATCTGATGGAGCTTGCAAGTTCACTGGACACGGAGCAGCAGCGCTATGTGCGTGAGGGCTTTTCCAGCGATGAGGAACTTTCAGTGTACGATTTGCTGTTTTCGGAGAACCTCACGAAGCAGGAAATTGAAACGATCAAGAAGGTGTCCGTGGACTTGCTGACAAAAATCAAACAGCAGATTGCCAATCTCGACCATTGGACGGACAAGCAGGAAACTAAGGCGATTGTGGATAACCTGATTCGCAATACCCTTTGGCAAGAACTTCCCAATAGCTATGATGTAAGCGATATCCAGACCTACCAGAAGAAAATCTACGAGTATGTATATATGCGCTACCCGGAAGTAGCATAACGCAAAAATCACCCCAGAGAGAACGCACAAGAGGCTATTCTCTCTGGGGTGATTGCGTATCAAATCATTTGAAAAAGCTTCAATGCTTCCACAATCGCATCCTCTTTTTCCTTCGGACACTGGGACTGCTTCGCATTTTCGTTTTTTGCTTTATGGTAATTCTCTCGCTCAATAATGCCGTGTTTCTGCTTCACCTGTGCGATATAGAGATTGGATACCTTCAACTGATGGTGTTCCCACACATAATCCCGAATCTCGTTGTAAGTCGCCTTGCTTTCCGCAGCAGTCACATCCAGTTCATCCATGCTGACGTCCACTTCGATATGCCGCTCGACATGGAGTTTGGTCAAAAGGAGAACCGTCTCCACATGGCACGATACCTTCTGATTGATGTCAGGCATTGTGCCCGTTCGCGGAAACATATCCTGTCAAAACGGAAACATGTCCACACCTCTGATATAGCGCATTCACAGCTTCAAACAGATGCAATCTGTGACAAAATTGACATTCACATCAAGGTCTTGACCATTGAAGTCTATGGGAACAAGTCTGTATAAAGTCTTTGCTACCTATATAATGCAAGGCAATTTTACACTGCTGCTCCCTGCCACTGTCTCGACAGTTGAGACAGTGAAAGCCGCTCAACTTCTACACAATTCATTCGTTCTGAGCACGAATTTGCCATACACTCGCAGGGAGTTGAGTTGCCGGATTTCACCGTCTCGACCTGGAATCCGTTCCTTATTTCTTTGTGTTTTCTTCTAATTCCAGCATATACTTATCAAAATCAGACATAAACAATCTATCCTGGATGACACGGTATTTTTCAAATTCTGTCTCAGCATGAAGCTTTGCAATTGCTGCGGACACCTTACCCGCATCCTGTAAAATACCATAGTCAAACATTTCAATGAAGCTGTTGAGCCTCTTTTCCCAGTCCTGCATCGTAAGCGGGATATGGCGCAAGGTCATGTTTTCCGCGAAATCCAGATATGCAGTAACCATACGGTTCAACTGCTTCATTTCATCCTGACTCAGATAATTCTTCGCAACTGTAACATCGCTTTTCTTAATCTTTCCATCAGGTGCATCTGCCCAGGTGGTTAATCCCATGTGCTCTTTTGTGTGATCCGCTCTTTCCACGATCAGCTCCGCCGCCGTATGTCCATGAACGGCATAATGCATTTTATTCTGAACGGTCGCATAGAATCTTCTCGTCGTTGCAGAATTTTTATCATAGTCAATGGCCGTCGCATACAGGTCAGTGATCTTCTGATAGAACTTTCTTTTGCTAGCACGTATTTCACGGATGCGCTCTAACTGTTCATCGAAATACTTTTCCGTCAGATATGTTCCTCGCTTCAGCCGTTCGTCATCCATGACCCAGCCCTTGATGGTGTAGTCCTTGGCGATCTGGTTTACCCATTTACGAAACTGTACGGCACGCTCGGAATTGACCTTGAAGCCTACTGCAATGATCATCTGAAGGTTATAGTGCTTGGTATCGCGTGTGACCTGGCGAGAACCCTCCGTTTGAACTATTCGGAAATTCCGAATAGTTGCCGTCTCTTCCAATTCACTATCCGCGTATATTTTTTTAATATGTTCATTTATCGTCGGTAAACCAACATCATACAATGTGGCCATCATCTTCTGTGTTAGCCATATATTTTCATCCTCGTAGCGCATTTCAATGCTGTCTTGCTGATTACCCACAGAGGCAACATAGGTCAGATATTCCGCTGCGCTGGACCGGATGTTTATCGCATCTTTTTTCTTTGTCAAATGAAACGCCTCCTTTATAAATCAAAATGCGTTTTCGCTATTGTGTTTAGCTGCTCAGCTATTTCCGCGAAAGGTTTATTCAAGTCCAAAGTCCTGACAGTGATCTGATTTCCACTCATTTGATAAACATTATTCGGATATATTTCTTCATCTGTCTTTGCATACAGTAACATTCCTGCGACCTTATGATCCTTGTCTCTCAGCTCATACTCTTTGTTCTTCACATAGGTAAAGATCTGATAAAGATTACCTGAATGAAGTGTATGTTTGTCAAACTGTACCTGAGTACTGTGCTCATAATATTTTGCATCTATGATAAGAACTCTATCACCCCGCTGGAGCATAATGTCGCTCTGCATCACCGGCAACATGGAGCTTTCTTCATCGTCCAGTTGCCATGGAATCTGTGATGCATTTGCAGTTATCAGGTTTTTAAATTCTTTCCTGTAGTATTCCAGGATAAATTTCTCATATAATCGACACATTCTCTGCTCATCCAGAAAGTCCATCAACTTTTTTGCTTCCGTCTGATTGCGTTTGCAGCAGTCCCTTTACTACCAGATAGCATATCGAAATTAACATACGATAAGTCTGATTGTTTCGATTGTACTGAACATTCCAATTTACGGTGTGCAAATCGATGAAATCCACTTCACCAAAATATACCATTAGTTTTCTTAGATTCTTCTTGCGCTGTTTCGATATATTTGAACACAGGAGAAGTTCAACTGTAGATTTTATAATCCGGTTCATTGTGCTGTTAACAGAGAACTCATCATATGTGCAGATCAGTTGTTTTCGCAGCATTGACTGTGTCTTGATGGACTCTGCAATATCAATCTTTCCTCGCAAAGAAGATAGTGCCTCCATCTGCGGAATGTATTCTTTACCAAGTCCACGTTTTAGCTGAAGTGCAATACCTTTTTCTAAGATAGCTGCCATCAGCTCAGCAGTATTTTGAAATTGTTCTGTGGCTATGTTCTTATAACCCTGCTCATTCAATACCTGAAAAGCATAGGACAGCATATAATAGACGTTTTGTATTGGTATCACTTAATCGCGCTCCTTAGATTTTCACTCCAATCTTTCACCTTCGTAGGTTCGTCAAACCAGTATTCTTTCAACAGCGGTATCAACTCATATTCCACAACACTATAAAGCCAATCATCGTTGATCGTGTCTGGCTGTAAATTACAGAAGTAACTGTGTCCAATGCAGAATCCTTCACCTAAAGACTCATCAACAGCAATCACTCTGTTCAAATTTTCTACGCAACTAATCAACTTGTTGAATTTCTCATTGTCTAATGCCATGCGATACTCTCGGAAACCCGGAGTCTCGAAACCAGGCTTGATATCGAAGAAAGCAAATCTTCTGCGAAGTGCATAATCCAACATAGCAAGGCTTCTGTCTGCAGTATTCATCATACCGATGATATAGACATTTTTCGGAACTGCAAATTTCTCGTCCGAATAAAGCAACTGAAGCTCAATGCCACGTTTATCGTTTTCAATCAGCATAAATAGCTCACCGAAAATCTTACTCAAGTTTCCTCTGTTTATCTCATCAATAATGAAGAAGTAATCGTTGTCACTGTCAATTTCTGCTTTCTTACAGAAGTTATAAAAGGCTCCTTTTCGCAATTCAAAACCTGTAGCTGTGGGACGGAAACCCATAATAAAGTCTTCGTAGGAATAGCTCTGATGGAACTGAACCATCATTACACGTTCAACATCTTTAACACCCATGATGGCGTATGCAAGACGCTTCGCTACGAACGTCTTTCCAACACCCGGAGCGCCCTGAAGAATGATGTTCTTTTTGTTCCGAAGTACAGCAACGATATTGTCATAGACATCCTCATCCATGTAAACTTCGTCAAGAAAATCATCAACGGTATACGGCGGATATACCACAGCCCTATCTTCGTCTTCGTCAAGAATCTCATCATCAAATAGATCTTTGATCTGCTGGACAAAGTCACTATAAGGTGTGATATCTGTCAAAGTCTTCTGTGGAGTTTGATGCTGGATTGTCCAATCTCCCTTATGCGTCCATTTTACTGCGCGAACGTTATTAAATTCGTCCGATCGCTCAGCATCATATTCATAGGCGGACTCAACGACACCACGTCCAATAATTCCGTATATGCCCTTCTTAACAAATACAACGTCGCCGGGCTTCAAGTCGTGTACAAACTGCCATGTTGCATGAGCAGAATTCTTGTAAGAACTGGTGTCCCCATAGACCTCCTTCATCTTTTGCTTCATTTCATCTTTTGAATCAAATGTGTTGAGATCGCCGATTTCACCCCATCCAAGAAGCATAATTCCGTTCTTGTAGCACTCATCCCATTTTTCTGCGCCTGAACCGGGAGCATAAATCCAATACCGAATAGTATCCACGTTGCTGTCGGCAAGAGCCCCGCTATCACCACTTCGTTTTGCGGCATTTTCTGCCACAGTGTTCTTGAAGAGGTCGGAAGCCATTTCGTCCGTGATATCGACGGTCATCCCAGCTTCCGTTAATGTCCAGACACCACGAATACTTTTGTCAATATATCCAGCGACAGCAAGATCGTTTCTTGCGAAAGCCACTTCATTTTCAAATTTATTTACGTTAGTTTTTCCTCTCGTGACGCTTATCTCTTCTTCGGTTAATTGTTCATTCTCTACGATTTTTGCTCTTACCTCTGCAGGAGTACCAGACCCACCAAGGTCACGAAGAGCCTGAACTATAGGACGAGTCCAGCGGATGTGAGCAGCATTAGACTGACTGTTTTTCTTACCTGTCTCTGCTTCACGCTGTTCCTGATTAACTCTCTCAGATACAATCCAAGCATAATAAGAAAGCTCTGGAAATGTATGATATTCATATTTCCAGGTATCCAACGCAGCCTTGCAGAGCTTTATGATTTCAAGATATTGATCAGCCGACGGGACTTTGTTAAGCATCGGCTTGACTTTTGTAACATAATCGGCAGGCATATTCTCTGGATCAGACATATACCAACGATTACGAGAATCAAGATTCAGAAATGTATACGGCCGAATCCAGTAAAGTCCCATTGTGATATTCCACCGGATTCCTTGCTGGTTCAGAACCACATCATAAGCTCGAACAAACGCCTGTTGATTTTCATCCGATTCATCTTTTGCATAATCCAGAGCAACCGAAAACAGGCTCCAGAGATTATCTATATCGTGCTCCGCTCGATCCTCCTGAAACCAGTAAAATGTAGCTTTCAGATTATTCAGAACCGGAATGCCGTCAAACGCATCAGGGATAGCAGCCGTTATACCAAACTCAGAAGCAATGCCCTTAATGATGGCTATCCTATTGGCATTGCTAATTCCCTTGTTGAACAGGCCGAACACGGTAAACGGATCTATATCCTTTGGATTGTTATCGCTCTCCAGCTTCGGCAGTTTTATCCCAACATTCACATAAACCTGACGAATCTTTCGGATCAACTCAGGTCGAGAATCCTTATAAGGTAAGAGCTTATCCGCAAGCTCTGTATAAAAATCTATCCAACCGTATTCGTTAGCCATTACGTGTTCCTCCGTTCGCGTTTGTTTATTTTCTCTGCTGTGACCCCAGTTCCGGTACACCAACTTCTCTCAAAAATTCATTACATTCATCGACAGATTTTCCGGACATACCGGTAAACAAGTATTTGTACGCCTGATCTGTTCGATCTGTCGGCTTAAAAGATAAACCGGCCAGCGACAAGACTTCCTGCATTTCGTCGAGGCTTAATTCCAATCCGACGCCCATAGAAACCAATGGCATCATAGTGAACTTATGATCGGGCTTCTGCACTCTGGAATAATTCATAGCGTCGAGTCCAGTGCGGTTTATAAAGATAGTCGTATTCCAGTGCGCTGATTCCATGTATTCCCATAAAAGCTCTGTCGCCGTTTTATGTGTGAACTTTGACCGTTTAAACTTATTTTCAAAATCCTTTGCCTTATTAAAGAGCTCTATATTCTGAGTGTTCGCGTCAACTGTCGTTTGCTTCTTAAATGCCGTATCTGATCGGTACATCAGGTGTGCTGACGCATCATGAATCAGATAATCCTCACCGATCAGCTTTACAGAAAAATCAAGCGTACACTCAGATAAGTGACCCCTCGCATAATCCGTTAGGCAGAAACCTCCGTCAGGCATTCTACTGATGTATTGATCATCGCGTATAGCAAAGTATCCATCTGCATAGCAAAATGCACCAGTGTCGATGGCTGCGCGAAGGAACTCATTTTCAAGATACAGTTCAAACGCTTTTTTGACAGTGACAGGCTGTTTGTGCTGCGCTGCCTTAGATGACTTGTGATCCTTTGATTCCCGAGTTGTTCCCTCTGACTGATTCGGGCTTGTAAATGGTGATGCCTCATCATATCCAAGCTCCACCATTCGTATAGCCGCAGATTGCTTTGATACCTCAAAAAAATCTGCCAGCTTTGCTATCAGTGTTTCAGTTACGGCATCTTTCGCTAAACCAGTGCCCTGCGTCAGTTCCCGATACAGACTATCGACTTTCTTTTTAGTGGCCGTTCTCGGCATCAAAATTTTAGGAGCAATTGTACGCGCCTGCCACTCCATTCGCTCAACGTCAGTCCACCGACCCTTTTCGACATTTTTCCGCATATGCTTATCGCAACGGATGCCAAATTCAGTGCTCTGTTCGTGAACTCTTTTGAAGTTAAAATAGTTTCTGTGCCTCCACCAGTGATAACATTCATGCGCCAAGGTGTTATTAACCCGACCGACGTTGATGATATCCGAATCCACAAATATTGATGGACTCTCAACTCGAAAGCCCATATATTCCTTGGTCTTCCAGTCGTAAACATCAATAACGCCCTTAGAAAAAGCAATGGCTCCCTGAACACTCTCATCCGGCGAGAGAGATTCTGTCTGAATAACATCAAGAGACATCAGCCTCGTTGCAATATCGAGTATTGGTATCCTTCGTGGATTTTCAATCGCATCCGCACATGCATACTTTTCGAGGAAGGCTTCAGCTTCTTTTTCAAAATCATCTACATAGTGTAAAAATGGATTCTCCATCTTCCAGCTGTCGCCTCCTTTCCATACTGGCTATCAATCATCTTTCTCTTCACGGAGAATCCGATATACTTCACTCATAAATACATTTGCGAATTTTGCTCGTATTTCTTCGTTATTCAGCAGCAGGGTATAGAAATCCATGTTCTGGTCATATCCCTCAACAAGTGCATCCTGAACACAGTCGTCATAGGTGAACTTGAATTCATTCAGCGTGTTGTTCTGGGCACTTTTCTTCAAACGCTCTTTGAACTCGGCGTTTTTCAAGAGCAGATCACGAATCTGCATTGCAGCCTTTGTGGTGAAGTCAGGCTCATAGTCCTTATCGTACAGAGCATTTACCTCATCAATAATCTGAGAGAGCAGCTTCTTCTGTTCCTCCTCAAGGCTGGCAGGCTTCGGCTTCTTTATCTTTACTTCCGGTTTGGCTTCTATCTCTTCACCGGTATGTTCTTCCATCTGCTTTTGACGGAACTCGCTGACCGTGATCTTATCAGCAATATCAAAGTTGTTGCCGCCTCCGCCCGGATTAAGCTCCTTAATCAAATACGACATAAAGTTGTATCGTTTATGGAATTCAAGATTCTCATATGCTGTAGCCTGAATAAGGAAGCAATATCCCTTCAGAAACCGGCGCATGGTTATCTTGATTTCCATCTGTTCCTTCTCTGGACGCTTTGTAATCTGCTTCAGCGCTTTATCAAGCAGAGCCCACATCCGTTGCTTATCCGCAGTTGTCCGTTTCGGCTGATACAGATAGGTGTTAAACTCGTCGATATCGTCAGCGTCAAGAAAGTCGTATGCATCTATCTCTCTGTCAAGGTCACGAATATCCGACGGAGAGATTGTTTCAAAGAGAATGGTATCCTTGTAATACGGCTCAAAGGCAGCCTTGATGTCATCGTAGCTGTTTTTGAAATCCAGTACGAAGGTGGTCTTATCATACGGTGGGCAAATTCTGTTCAGGCGAGATAGCGTCTGAACTGCAGCCACGCCCTTCAGCCTCTTATCCACATACATTGCCACCAATTTAGGCTGGTCAAAACCAGTCTGATATTTATCGGCAACAATAAGAACCTGATAGCAGCTACGATCAAATTCAAAGCGGAGTTCCTCCTCTTTGATATCGTTCATGGAAACTTCAGTGTATTCCTTATCGTCCAGCTTTACCTTGCCGGAGAATGCTACCAGCGCTTTGATACCCGTGTATCCTTTGGCCTGAATGTACTTCTCAAACTCCTGACGATACTTTACAGCCGCTGGACGAGACGAAGTGATCACCATCGCCTTCGCTTTACCGCCAAGGCATCCGGCTACATTGGCGCGGAAGTGTTCGATGATGATTTCCACCTTCTGGGCAATATTTGTGTCGTGGAGATCTATAAAGCGAGCCATCTTACGTTTTGCCGTAATAGACTGCAACTCCGGATCGTCCTCGATTGCCTTGTTTATATGGCAGTAGGTTTTCCATGTGACATAGTTATCCAGCACATTCAGAATATAGCCTTCTTCGATGGCCTGTCGCATGGAATAGAGGTCAAAGGATTCTTTCTTGCCTTCCGCATTCAGTGTACCGAAGAGCTGAAGTGTATCCGGTTTTGGTGTGGCTGTAAATGCAACCATAGAAACATTGCTCTGCTTGCCACTCTTCTGGATTTCTTCCAGCATCTTATCTTCTTCGGTCTTTCCATCCTCTTCCTCATCCTCGTTCGTCAGGACGCTCGTGACGGATTGCATATAAACGCCCTCTGTAGAGGAGTGCGCTTCATCAATCAGAACAGCAAATTTCTTATTTTTCAGATCGCCAAGAAGGTTATTATCCAGTATGTAGTAGAACTTATGGATTGTGGTTACAACGATCTTCGTATTGCCGCCCAGCGCGATTGCCAAATCCTCGGAGTCGCACTTATCGTCCATAACCTTCACCTGACCGCTCTTGTGCTCGATGCCAAGGATAGCCTCCTGCAGCTGACGGTCAACAACAATACGGTCGGTGATCACAAGCACCGTATCAAAAATATTCTGGTTCTCCGTGTCATGAACTGTCGCAAGGATATGAGCAAGCCAAGAAATGGTCTCAGTCTTACCGCTTCCGGCAGAATGCTCAATAAGGTAATTGCAGGATGTATGATTCAGGATCACATCACCCATAACGCGTTCAACAGCTCTCAGCTGATGGAAACGCGGGAAAATCAGCTCCTTGGACTTCTTCATTTTTCCGGTATCCGGATTCCTTTGCTCTTTCTTCTTGATGAAGATAAACCGCTCGATAAGAAAGAGAATCCCATCCTTTTTCCAAATCTTCTCCCACATATAGGAGACATTGATGCCGGAATCATTATGCGGATTACCCTTACCGAAGTTTTCTCCGATATTAAACGGATTGAAAAAGGTGCTTGCTCCATTAAGCCTCGTTGTGTAGTAAACCTCATTCAGATCCATTGCGAAGCAGGCAAACGTACCCAACATCGCCTTGTTTTTATCGGTTGACTTGAAAAGACGAGTAGAAGCATCACGCTCATTCTTATACTGCTTGATCGCATCCTGATAGTCCTGCCCGGAGGTGTTGCACTTCAACTCAACCGTAAAAATCGATAGGCCATTCAGGAACAGCACAAGGTCAATGCGCTCGTCAGCCTTATGATAGACCTCCTCCATGACGGAGAAGATGTTCTTCTTATAATTCTCGACCGCCTGCGTGTTGATAGTGCTGTCCGGTTTCCTGTACATCAGCTTCAGTGTCGCGCCGTTGTCAAACTCAACCCCATGCTTGATAACATCGATCAGGCCACGGCTCTCTTTATTGATCTCGGAGTTGATGTAATTGATAATCGTCTCTTCCGTCCGATCTTTATACATACGGCGGAGCTGCTCCATCGTATCGTGCTGCGTGGACTCCAGAAACTCAAGGAGCATACCGGTATCCATAGCAAGGCCGGGCTTGTATTCGGTGTTCGGACGAATACAGAAACCGTTATCGTCACGTAGCCGTTCCAGAATCAGCTTCTGATAATCTTCCTTTTCTCTTAATTGATCAGCTCTGATTGGCATATTACATAGCCTCCTTTACACGTTTCTTACCAGTAACATATTCAAAGACAAAAGATTTCTTAAAGCTACAAATTCTATCAAGCTGGTTTCTCTTGATCTTTACGACGCCATCAATTTTTGAAGTTTCTACATCCAAATACGATGCTATTCTGCTTTGTTCTTCCAGCGGAGGAACAATCACCTTGAGGTTCTTCATTCCGTCTATTCCAAGTTCTGGACGAGTGCTCTGCATCGCTGATAAATCCTGAATCTGATCCTGTACTACCGCAGATGTAAGCATATAATAGAAGTATTCCGGACAGTGATTGCTCGGTAGCGTGATCTTGCCCACATGCGATGTAGTATTACTTCTTGGTAAATCCTCTGGAACTATTGCCGTCTTACCAATAGTTGCTCCCGTTTTTGCAAGCAGAATATCTCTCGGTTTTAATTCGCTATTTTTTATCATGTCATTCATCTCTTCAGAAATGAAGACCACATTATCCATATTCAACCCATCGCCCCATGTAAGATTTAACACTCTAATATAGGGTATTCCTTCCATAAGATAATCATCTGACTTGATCATCCCATGATCACCGTCTCCAATAGGATATGGATGATTTGGATCGACTAAATATTTTATGCGACTAACTTCCCAGCCAGATGGAATCTTGCCTGCCGAACCCATGTCACTTTCTTTCATTGGCACAGACTTATCCAGCCCCTTCGTCACGGTCTCTGTGATGAGGGACTTCTTATATTTCTGCAGCGTCTCAATCTGCTGTTCCAAGTCCGAAATGATGCTATCGAGCTTGGCACAGTGTTTATCGAGATAATCAGCGATGGCTTCCTGCTCTGCATAATCCGGAAATGCATAGAGAAACTCTGCAAAATCTCCCTGATACAGATGAATGATGGTACTGTTTCCGGCGTTTTTATAGTTAAACCAATTCCAGAATTCCTCGGATTGAATCACCCAGTAAAGGAATCTGCGACTATATCCCTCAATAGGCATAATACGCAGAACTCCACTGTTAAGCGATGTCTCGCCGGGCATGTCCTTTACAATAGCAACTTTGCCTACGGTGCCATCCTTCGTGATCAGAAGATCGCCTTCCTCAATCTGTATGCCCTTTGCTTCTTCCCAGCGTTTCATAGGCACATGGACACAATTTTCCCAATCGATGCCGCCATCAAGGAAGTCGACGCCCGTGATAAGGAATGCTCCTTCATCTTGATATTCCTCAGAAGTCAAACCCTGCCAGCCGATACGCCCTTTGAGATTTGCCACATATTTGATTCGCTTTGTATTCCAGCTTTCAGGTATCGCACCAATCCAGCGGATACCACTATCCTTCATGGCCTCCATCATTCCGCACCTCGCTGTAAGTCATCAATCTTTGCAGACAGAGACTTTTCAAGCTCCATAAACTGAGCCAGCAGGTCATCTGCCTTCTCCGGTTCATGGTATTCATAGAAATAACGGGTGAACGGGAATTCTGCTCCGAGCTTTTCTTTGTTTGTCGTACTTTCCGGCTTGTTCTCATCGAACTCATACATATACATCGCGTCCGGAATATGCGGGAAGACTTCTGCCTGCATATACTCCTCAGCATCCTGATTCAGCCTGATAATTTCTGTATCCTTCGTAGTAGGATCAATCAAAACATGACCCCTTTTGTCTTTCTGAACAACGGCGGTCTTGTCGATCTCAGAAAGCTCCATCGCGATACTGTTCAAGCGAGAAGGAGACAACCCATCCACATCGGTGAGAATTTTTTTGAGGGCAACGACGAACTTAGAGAAATCATCGTATACTTTATCCGATTCATGCTGCTTCAAAGCGGCAATTACATCTTCAGTGAATTTCTTGCCGTTAACTTGCTTCTTATAGGCTTTTTCATCTGCGGAGCTACGAGGATTCGTCTGCTCCAGTTCCTCAAACTTAGCCTCATTGAAAACGTTCGTGTTTGCAGTAAAATATGCGCTGGTGTGCAAAGTCTCGATAGAAGCCTCACTGATAGTTCCACGACGCTGGAGCGGCTGGTAAACCGACCATTCTTTGTACAAGAACTCTTCTCGGTCGAAGATGCGACTCTCAATCACACAATCATGCTTACGCTTCTCGCACCACTGTGTTTTCTTACAAGGCACAAAATCAGCGTAAACCTCTGTGATAAGCTTGATCTGATCCTTGGAAATTTCACGTCTCTTTTTGCCAAGGCTTCGCTGCAACGGAGTCCAAAGATCTGTAGCATTTATAAACTGAACTTTTCCCTTTCGTTCCTTACGTTTTCCCTTGGAAAGAATAAAGGCATAAATTGCAATGTCCGTATTGTAAAAGAGCTGTGTTGGCAAACCAACTATTGCTTCGACCAGATCGTTCTCCAGCAAATATCTTCTGATCTGGCTCTCTCCGCTTGTTGTATTTCCAGAGAACAGCGGAGAGCCGTTTGAAATGATAGCAGCGCGGCCTACGCCTTTTTGCATCTTGTAAACAGCATGCTGCATGAACAGAAGCTGCATATCACCGGTCGCTGGAAGCCCCGCAGGGAAACGGCTGCCGGTTTTCTTTTTGTGTTCATCGCGGACAGCCTTTTCAACACCGTCATCAGCATCCTTGCCGCCCCATGACTGACCAAAAGGTGGATTAGCAATAACAAAGCGCATTTCCGTGTCATCGAAGCAGTCTTTTTTCATGGTGTCGGCAAAGCGAATGTTCTCAGCTGCTTGCCCTTTGATCAGCATATCGGCAAGGCAGATAGCATGAGACTCCGGATTGTTTTCCTGTCCAAACAGACGCACATTGGCGTCCGGATTCATTCTCAAAATGAAGTCATAGCAGGTAGAGAGCATTCCTCCAGAACCGCACGCCATATCCAATACGGTAACTTCACGGCCTTCGGAAAATACGTCACTGCACCCCTCGGCCAGCAGAATGCTGGTCAGGAGCCTGATAACCTCACGCGGAGTGTAATGGTCACCAGCGTTAGCATTTTCAGAGTATCTACGGATAATGTCCTCGAACATATAACCCATCTTGACGTTATCGACACGATCCGGATCTAAGTCCAGCTCTGAGAATTTCTTTACGACGCCAAGGAGTCTGTTGTGTTTATCGAGGTTTTTTATTTCCTCTTTAAATTTCAATTCTTCAAATATGTCCTGCACATTCGGCGAGAACGAATCTATATAAAAAGTCAGATTCTCCACAATAGCTGGAGCTTCTGTCAAGAGATTTGCAAGGTCAAATTCACATGTGTTGTAAAACTGGTATCCGGATTTTTTGCAGAGAAGCTGCGCCGGTGCCTTTGGATTCTTTTTGTAGGCAGCCACAACAGCCTTCTTCGTTTTAGCCAGAGCGCACTCTAACCTGCGCAGAATAATCATTGGGATGATAACATCCTTATAATTCTCAGCACGATATGGCCCTCTTAATGTGTTTGCTATAGAGAGCACCATCTTTATTTCTTTGGACGCATCAATCGTATTGTCGTCCATCATTACCTGTGTAATTTTATGATCAGGCATCGTAGTTTCCTCCGTATCAATATTCGTTAATGTCGATTCCCGCCTTCAAAAGCCGCTCATACCTGTCATTTGACATAATGACTGCGAGTGGTTTTCCGTTTTTCAGAACAAATCCGGCGGTGTCATCTTCGGAAATCGAAGTTATGATCTTCGACGCCTGTCCACGTAAAAAATCTGACATATTGTAGTGCTCCATGGGAGTAATGCTTTTCTTTGCCTCAGACATCCTTGTTCCTCCTGTCTCATGAGAATACAAATCAACGGATATATTATAGTAGAAAGTAATTACAATTACAATGATTTTTTATTAAATTTTTATTTTTACAATTGTGATTATTTCCCCGCTTTCAATATTTCTCTAACTTGCCAAGTTAGAAGTGGCTCAGATATAGCTCTATTTTCAGGCTTGAATTCTCGGAAAAGCCTGTAAAATAGGGCTTTTTCTCTAACTCGCCAAGATTCGAGACAACCACTCATTCTGACTATATTAATGTTAGTGGTTCGCACCACTACAGGCTAAAATCCGCTGGCCACGGATTTTCCAGTGAAGCCTGAATGACTACCAGCACCTACTGGAAAGGGAGCTGCGAGGAAGGAGGAAAAAATGACAACCATTGAAAAAGATAGCTACATCATCAGCATTGAAGAATCAGCGTCTATTATCAGCTCCCAAGTTGGATCGGCTGTGGTCGACTCTGTTTTTCAAAGATACGGCGCTCACAGCGTCGAAGACCTGAATCCGTGTGATCTGCCGGACGTATTCAGCGAATTATACGCCATCGAAGCGGATCTCAGATAACGGTCAATGCCCTGAGCAAGGCATAAAAAGGCTCACCGCTATGAACGCTCACCCGGCATGCAGAGTGGCTCGAACGGTCATAGCAGTCACAAGTAAATAAACACCAACCTACGAGCGTGGTTGGCAACTGAAACGGATTTATTTCCCGTTCCGGTCGGCCTTCCACGCTCTTTTTCCATGAGACCTCCGGTTCGGGAACCACACGAAAATCGGAGGTTTTATCATGCAAAACAATGAAAATCAGAAGACTTACTTTATCTACGTTCGCAGCACTAGCGAGAAGGTACCAGTCACCAAGGAACAGCACGACTCCTTCTATAAGGAAGCTGACCGTATTCGCCACAAAGAGCAGGATCACGGCAGGTGCATGTGTCCTTACCGCTTCATCTGGAAGTGCGACGGCGACTGTATCGGCTGCGAATACCATGCGGCAGGCGACATTACTTCTCTGGATCAGCCACTCTCTGATGGCAACGGCATCCTCGGCGATTATATTCCCGACCGCAGTAAGCCGATGGAGGAAATCATCGCCGACCGCATGCTGCTGGAGCAGCTTTTGGCTAGACTACGTGAGCTCGACCCGGATGCCGACACCATCATCCAGTGCTGGCTTGATGATTACAAGATCTCAGATCGTGCAATCGCCGAGAAACTCGGCCGCAAGCAGCGCACCTTCGCTGATCAGATGAAAAAGATCCGCACGGAGCTCCGTAAAATCCGTGGCTATTAATTCTACATATCATATGTAGAAATTCATCCCTCTGGCATCCATCAACCGATGTCCAGAGGGCTTTTATATTTTTTTCAAAATTTCTCCGCTCAAATCCACCACTCATCTCCAGTGGAAGGTGTAAGGCACGAAACAACAAGCCTTAACCATCACAGAAACGGAGGTGAAGCACATGAAGAAGTCCTACTTCGATTCAGGCGGTAACGACACGGAACTGATTGCAGTACTGAATGCAATCTCCCACGTATCCGCAAGAATGGCGAGAAACATGACAATCCTCGCACAGCAAAGACAATCAGAGAAAGGAGAACGTCGCTATGAGCAAAATGAGCGATATGGCTATGACCATCGAAGAGCTGCGCAGTGCAGCCGCTTCTATTAATGAAGCAGCCAACTGGTTAGCAGAACAGTTTGGTGGCACTGCTGGTGAAGCACCTGCCAAAGAGCCTGCTGCCAAGGAAGAAAAGAAACCGGAGCTGAAGCTTGAGGATGTACGAGCTGTCTTAGCAGAAAAGTCCCGTGCCGGGCATACCGCTGCTATCCGTACATTACTTCAGAAGTATGGTGCTTCCAAGCTATCTGCTGTTGATCCGAAGCACTATGAAGCCTTGTTAAAGGATGCGGAGGTACTTGACGATGCCACCTAAAGGACATGCTATCTTATCTGCTTCCTCATCGGACCGCTGGCTCCACTGCCCGCCTTCCGCAAGGCTCTGCGAGACATACGAGGATAAAGGCAGCGATTATGCTGCGGAAGGCACTGATGCTCACGAGCTTTGTGAGTACAAGCTAAAGAGGGCCCTGGGGATGGATGCCAGTGATCCGACGGAGAATCTCACCTGGTACAACGAAGAAATGGAGGACTGTGCCAATAGCTATGCCGCCTACATCCTTGAAATGGTAGAGGCCGCCGAGGAAAGCTGCGCTGATCCGAAGGTTCTGATCGAACAGCGTGTAGATTTCTCTCGCTGGGTGGAGCAGGGCTTCGGAACCGCTGACTGCATCATCATTGCAGATGGCACCTTGAGAATATGCGATTACAAGCACGGTCTTGGAGTCCTCGTAGATGCGACCGATAATCCGCAAATGAAGTGCTATGCGCTTGGAGCCCTGGAGCTCTTTGATGACATCTACGACATTGATAATGTCAGCATGACCATTTACCAGCCTAGACGTCAGAACATCTCCACCTTTGAGATTTCCAAGGATGAGCTGTACAGGTGGGCGGATGAAGTGTTGAAGCCGACCGCAGATCTTGCCTTTGCAGGAGATGGAAACTTCCTCTGTGGCGAATGGTGTGGTTTCTGTAAGGCCAAGCACGAATGCCGTGCCAGAGCGGAAGCCAATCTTACGCTGGCTCAGTACGATTTCAAGCTTCCACCTCTTTTAGAGGATTCGGAGATTGAATACATCCTCTCCCGCGCAGATGAGCTGGTTGCCTGGGCATCCGATATCAAGGAATATGCTCTGCAGCAGGCCATCAGCGGTAAGGAATGGGCTGGTTGGAAGCTGGTCGAAGGTAGATCCAACCGCAAGTATTCCAATGAGGAGGCAGTCATCCAGGCAGTTACAGATGCCGGGTTTGATCCATATGAAAAGAAGCTCCTTGGTATCACTGCCATGCAGAAGCGTCTTGGCAAATCCAGATTCGATGAGCTGCTTACAGCCTATATCGAAAAGCCGCAAGGTAAACCGACGCTCGTGCCGGAGAGCGATAAACGTCCGGCAATGAACAATGCAAAAACTGATTTTATGGAGGAAAATTAAATGAACAAGAATGTAAAAATCAACAATCCTATGAAGGTAATCACTGGTCCTGACACTCGCTGGTCGTATGCCAACGTCTGGGAGCCGAAATCCATCAATGGAGGTACACCGAAGTACAGCGTATCTCTGATCATTCCGAAATCTGATACCAAGACCATCGCCAAGATTGAAGCTGCCATCGAGGCCGCTTACAAGGAGGGCGAGGCTAAGCTCAAGGGCAATGGCAAGTCTGTACCTGCCCTTTCTGTCATCAAGACGCCGCTTCGTGATGGCGACATGGAGCGTCCGGACGATCCGGCCTACGCCAATGCTTATTTCGTAAATGCCAATGCAACCTCTGCTCCTGGCATCGTGGATGCAGACCGCAATCCAATCCTTACTCGTTCCGAAGTCTACTCCGGTGTGTATGGTCGCGCCAGCATCAGCTTCTATGCATTCAACAGCTCCGGTAACAAGGGTATCGCCTGTGGACTTAACAATCTGCAGAAGATTCGTGACGGTGAGCCTCTTGGTGGTAAGGCAAGTGCTGAGTCTGATTTCGCATCTGATGAAGATGACGATTTCCTGGATTAAGCTCATCAAAATAAATTCGAGGAGGTGGTGGGAGCAATCTCACCATCTTTTTGGTAGAAAGGACAATCTATGAAAACCTTATCGATTGATATCGAGACCTACAGCGATGTGCCGCTTCCGAAAACCGGCGTGTATCGATACTGCGAGTCTCCTGATTTTGAAATATTGCTCTTTGGCTATAGCGTCGACTCCGGCCCTGTTCAGGTAGTGGACCTCGCGTGTGGCGAGAAGATACCAGCGGAGATTATTGTTGCACTTGAAGATGAATCTGTCATCAAATGGGCCTTCAATGCTTCCTTCGAACGTATCTGTCTTTCCAGGTTCCTAGGCTATCCAACCGGTGAATATCTTGATTCGGAAAGCTGGCGCTGCTCCATGATCTGGGCAGCAACCATGGGCTTACCGCTTTCCCTGGAAGGCGTCGGTGCCGTGCTGGGACTTGAGAAGCAGAAGCTCACAGAAGGCAAGGACCTCATCAAATACTTCTGCCAGCCCTGCATTGCTACAAAGTCCAATGGTGGCAGGACGAGAAATCGCCCTTTTCATGCGCCAGAGAAATGGGAAGCCTTCAAGCGCTATAACATCCGTGATGTAGAAACAGAAATGGGCATCCAGCATAAGCTTCGCAAATTTCCTGTACCTGAATCGGTCTGGGAGGAGTATCACATTGACCAGGAAATCAATGATCGTGGTGTCCATTTGGATATGGAGCTTGTACAGCAGGCCATCGCAATGGATGCTCGCTCCCGTGAAGAGCTGACTGCTACCATCAAGGACATCACGAAGCTGGAAAACCCGAACTCTGTGCTGCAGATGAAGCAGTGGCTCTCTGCCAATGGTGTAGAAACCGACAGCCTTGATAAAAAAGCGATAGCCAAGCTCCTAAAGAACGCTCCTGACAAGCTTACCTCTGTTCTCATTCTTCGTCAGCAGCTTGCCAAATCCTCAGTACGTAAATATCAGGCTATGGAAAAAACAGTCTGCAGCGATGACCGAGCCCGTGGCATGTTTCAGTTTTATGGAGCCAATCGTACCGGTCGCTTCTCCGGTCGGAACATTCAATTACAAAATCTTCCTCAGAATCATCTGCCAGACCTTGCTAATGCTCGTGCTCTGGTACGCTCCGGGAACTTTGATGCAGTCTCTCTTTTATATGAAGATGTGCCGGATACCCTATCGCAGCTGATCCGAACTGCATTCATTCCACGTGAGGGTACACAGTTCCTGGTTGCAGACTTTTCTGCCATCGAAGCCCGCGTCATCGCCTGGTTTGCCGGAGAAGAATGGCGACAGAAGGTATTTGCTAAGGGTGGGGATATCTACTGTGCTTCTGCCAGTCAGATGTTCAAGGTCCCTGTTGAGAAACACGGCATCAATGGACATTTGCGTCAAAAGGGTAAAATCGCAGAGCTGGCGCTTGGCTATGGCGGCTCCGTCGGTGCACTGAAGGCGATGGGGGCTATGGAGATCCTTCGAAATAATTCTCTGCAGGATGATGGCACCGATACCGTGAAAGGCGTTGACTGGTTTCAGTACAAAGGAAAAATAGCCTCTACCCTTTATGTCAGTGGCAACTCCTGGATTGGCTTTGGTGAGAATACCGAGCAGCTGAAAATCGTCCGCAGGGATACCGATCTTATGACGCTACGAAGAGAGGAAGGCACGATCTGGGGAACCTACAAGTTCCTTCGTATCCGCTGGGAAGGCTACTCCGTGCACGGCAATCGAAACGAAGCAACTCGGATGGTCTGGGATGCAATTCTTTTCGATACCGGAGAAATCTGCGTTTCCTTTGACACCATCCCAACCAACAGTAGTTACCTGGCAGATTCCAGCCTGGTTACCGGGGATGGCACGATTTCCTTCACCGCTCTTACTGGAAAGATCATCTCTTTTAAACCAAAGGACGAATCCGGGAACAGCTTTGAATATGTGGATCATGCGCCTGTTTTTCTTGATCCATATAACCGAAGGTATCTCATTTCGGATGCCGATGGCGCACTGTATACCGTGGAAGAGAATGCTCTTGTTAAATTAGAGGAAACAGAACTTACAGCAGAGCTTTTTGAGACACGTGGTGTACAGGATATCCCGGATGGAAAGCTTCTCATCACGCTGCATGATCCAACCATCCTTTACTGGCATGATTCTGAGAATCTATTCCCGGACATGAAGGTAAGCTACACAGGAGTGCCAATTCCACAGGTGCTTTATTCCGAAAACATCGATATGTCTGATTTCACAATTCTTGGCATTGAAAAGGTAACTGCTGACTGCTCAGACGAGGTATTGTTTGCGGTCTCCTTTGATGACGGAGCAAGCTGGTGGAGCTGCATCAATGCTGTGTGGGCAAAGCTGTCCGAGGAGAAATCCGGAATGTCGAAGGCTGCTCTCGAAGCCATCAGTGTGGATTCCTGGGCGGAGAAAGCAACTACCGGACAGCTAAAATATCGATTTATCATCAGCGGTGCAGACGGATATCTCAAATCCATCACAACCGACTATCTGAATACGGAGGAATAACAATGCTGAAAGGAAAAAGTGTAATCGAACTTACAGATATCCATACCGGCAAAAAAGAGTGCTACGAAGACACAAACCTGGTGACGGAAGCCGCGATGGATGTTCTGAACTGCAACATTAAAGGAATGCTTTATAACGGCACTACATTTAATGGTTCCACTGGAGATGATTGGATGCTGCCGCTTAAGAAAAACATCATGGGCGGCATATCCAACAATTAGAAATACTACTGGAGCAGAACACCGAACAGCGAGAAACCCTGCATAAGCTGATGGGACAAGGCTACATTGACCAGATTCTTTATACCCAGGAAAATAATGCCCTTCTCTCCCAGGCTGGCGAATATAGGAACCAAATTGAGCTCCTAAATCGCTCCCAATCACTGGATGCCACAAAGGTATACGAGACGGAGCGCCTGCTACACTTCTGCGAACGTGGGGAAATGCAGCTGGAATACAGTGAAGAATTATTTGAACTATTCGTGGATCACATTGAGGTTTACAGCCGCCAGAAAATTGGCTTTGCACTTCATTGTGGTCTTATTTTGAAGGAGATGATTTGATGGGACACACACCCTTCGGTTACCGGATCGAGAATGGTAAGGCAGTGATAGATGAAGCTGCTGCCGCTCATGTTCGAGACCTTTACAAGAATTATTTAAGCGGTCTATCCCTTACCAATGCTGCGAAGGAAGCCGGGCTTGACCTTCTCCATGCAGGTGCCAAGCGCATGATGCTAAACAGGCATTACCTCGGAGATGACTTCTACCCGGCCATCATTGATCCGGCATCCTTCGACGCCGTCAGTGCGGAGCTTACCAAACGCTCCACAAAGCTCGGACGGAATGACCGCTATATTACACCAATCATAAAAAGGCCACCTACCGCTTTTCGACTTGGTGACATTACAGAGAATTATGAAAATCCGGTCAGGCAGGCAGAATACCTATACAGCCTGATAGAAAGCGAGGTCAAATAATGGGAAATGTTATGGTCATCCCTGCAAAACGGCAGGTCGGAAACACTGCCAGGCAGCAGGATGCAAAGCCAAAGCTTAGAGTCGCGGCGTATTGCAGAGTCAGTACTGACAGCGATGAGCAGGCTACAAGCTACGATGCTCAGGTCGAGCATTATACAGAATTTATACAGAAAAAACCGGAATGGGAATTTGCCGGTATCTACGCCGATGATGGTATTTCCGGCACCAACACAAAAAAACGTGAGGACTTTAACCGTATGATTGACGACTGCGAGGCCGGAAACATCGACATGATTATCACCAAGTCCATCAGCCGATTTGCCAGAAACACACTGGACTGCCTGAAATACATCCGTCAGCTGAAGGATAAGAACATTCCCGTCTTCTTCGAAAAGGAATCCATCAACACAATGGATGCCAAGGGTGAGGTCCTAATTACGATTATGGCTTCCCTGGCGCAGCAGGAATCACAATCCCTCAGCCAGAATGTAAAGCTGGGACTCCAGTTTCGCTACCAGAATGGCCAGGTACAGGTAAATCACAATCACTTCCTCGGCTACACCAAGGATGCGGATGGCAATCTCATCATCGATCCAGAACAGGCAGAGGTGGTAAAGCGCATCTACCGGGAATACCTGGAGGGCTACTCGATGGATCGGATTGCAAAAGGTCTGGAAGCAGACGGCATCCTCACCGGCGCTGGCAAAACAAAATGGTGGACCAGCACCATCAACAAAATCCTCCGAAACGAGAAATACATCGGAGATGCGCTTCTACAGAAAACCTACACCACCGACTTTCTGAACAAGACAAGAGTCAAGAACAACGGCATCGTGCCACAATACTATGTGGAAGGCAACCACGAAGCAATCATTCCGAAGGACATTTTCTTGCAGGTGCAGGAAGAGCTGGTACGCAGGCGAGTGGTCAAAACCAGTGCCAATGGTAAAAAGCGCTCCTACAGCTGCAACCACTGCTTTGCGCAGATTGTCATTTGCGGCGAATGTGGCGAAATGTTCCGCAGAATTCACTGGAACAATCGAGGCTGCAAGTCCATCGTCTGGCGCTGCATCAGTAGGCTGGAGCCGGCCGGGCAGGAATGCCACGCAAGAACTGTCAATGAGACGGTATTGGAGAATGTGGTAGTTCAGGCTATCAACACGCTCCTTGGCGATAAGTCCACCTACCAGGCGCAGCTCCAGCAGAACATTGCAAAGGTGATCCGAAGCGCTCAGCAAAATACCGCTGATGGCATCAACGAAAGACTGCAGGAGCTCCAGAAAGAGCTTCTCAAAAAAGCCAATAACAAAGAGGCCTATGATGAGATTGCCGACGAGATCTTCAAACTCCGGGAACAGCGAGAAAAATGCACGGTTGACACTGCTGTCAGGGACGCACAGATTGCCCGCATCAATGAACTGCAGGATTTCATCAAGCAGCAGCCCGCACATCTGGAAGCCTTCGATGAGGCCCTGGTAAAGCGCTGGCTTGAGCGAATCATCGTCTGGGAGAACCACTTCACTGTGGAGCTTAAGTCTGGACTGAACATTGATATTGAAGGATAATCCCATAGACGCACGAAACCCTCTCGACCTTGACTGGCCGGGAGGGTATTTTCTATATCCACAAAAACTGGAATTGTTCTAAATCTTCTCGGTTGCACCTTCTTGCCCTTCGGACAAGGAGTCTCCCTCGTTCAAAGTTCTTACAAAATTTCTGTTTAACGATTTCTTTTTCCTGTATTCTCTGTCCCTCGGATTTCCTCATGATAGAAATAATCTACGATCACCGGATGTCCCTG